AAGGAGTTAGATGGGCATGAGGCCTCTTACGCAAGCAAGTTGCAACAATCGCAAGATTTGGAGTCCCTATTGCCTTCTTTGCAAGAAGATGCCAAAGTTGCCGAGAGTGAATATGTTTCTTATTCCATGATTGTTGACGAGGTCAATACTTTACAACCGACTGTGAAGAAACTTGTGAGACAAGTTGATAACCTTCAGTCAAAGATTGACATGCTTCATGATCACGAATACGATCCTAATTGTCGATTCTGTTGCGACAATGAATTTGTTAAGGCAGCAGAGCAGGCGAAGATCGACATTGTTTCTTTGCGAGAACAGAAAGAGCTAAATAAATCTGACTTGCTTGATTTGAAAATGAAGGCATCTTTGTTTGACACTGATGATTTGCAAAGTAGAATCAAAGCATTTGAAACTCAATCGAAAGCATTGTCTCTTATTCAGTCAGAGTTGGAGACACTAAAGCTAAAGATTCGAAACTCAAATTCTCAAATTGAAGTCAACACTCAAAAGATTGACATGATCAATGAAGATATCGCTTACTACAATGCAAACGTTGAGGCATATGAAAATCTGGAATCATTGCGTCGAGATCTTCAAGCAATCACCAAGACCACCGACCTAAAGAAGTCGGAGATCAAAAAGTGTGAAGACAAGGTGCTTGGCTACATGTCTGAGAAAGGTTCAGCTATTCGAGCAATCGAAGAAGCAAAAGAGCGCATCGACAAGATCAAAGAAGCCGAGAGAGATTATATTGCATATGACATTTTTGTTCAGGCAACTCACCCGAACGGAATCTCATATGAAGTAATCAAGTCGATGCTTCCTGTTATCAACTCTGAGATTCAAAAGATTCTTTCTCCAATTGTTGAGTTCAATGTATTCTTTGACAACGAAGGAGACAAGCTTGAGATTTACTTGCAGCACCCCAAGTATGATCCACGACCTTTGTCAATGGGTTCCGGTGCTGAGAAGACAATCGCTTCTATGGCTGTTCGCCTTGCTCTTGTATCTATCTCATCTTTGCCAAAGTCGCAAGTGTTTATCTTGGATGAACCAGCAACAGCATTGGATGCCGACCATATGGAAGGATTTGTGAGATTGTTGCAAATGATCAAGTCACAATTTAAAACCGTTCTTCTTATTACTCATCTCGAAAATCTCAAAGATGTTGTTGACACAACGATTGAGATTGATAAAGTTGATGGATACGCCCAAGTCAAATTGTGACTTGGGCAACTATTTAGTTTCACAAATAGGAGGTCTATTATGGGACTAAAAGAAGAATTGACTGAAAAGCTTGCTGGAATCGACTGCAAAGATAAGATCAAAGAAACCTTAGAAGAGCACAAGGAAGATATCCGAGATGCTCTCTATCTAGACAGAAAAGATAAGGGGTTATTTGATGCGCTACAAGAAAGAGTTGTTTCTCGCAAGCTGCTTGTTTTTGCCGTTGCTACTGGGTTATTGTATTGGAACGTTGGTCTTGACGCTGATACTTGGGGCATGATTGCAATGACATACATCGGCGGCCAAACTGCTATTGACTTTGCCAAAGTTTGGAGAGGTTAATGATCTGGCTTAAGAAAAACTGGAAGTGGCTCCTTGGTGCTATTAGCACCTTGGGGCTTACTGCTTTATTTGAGTATTTGCGTAGACAAGCCGCAAAGAAAAAGATTGAAGAACTTCACATAGAAGAATCTCGAGTAGTTGCCGAGATTGAAAATGAAGCTTGCGATAAAAAGAAAGAGTCGCTGAAAAAGTATCACAAAGCAACACAGCAACTCAGAAATGATTTCGAGAGCGCAAAGGAAGATTTAGATATAAAAAATGCAAATCGTCGTGCCAAACTACTCGAAGAAGCCAAGCAAGATCCAAACAAGCTAAGCGAGATCTTACTTAATGAATATGGAATCAAGGAGATATAATGATTTGGTTACTGACCACTCTTGCGCTCGCAGAGCCACTCATGACGTCACTAGAGGAAGGAGAACAAGCTCCCTTTGCTGGTAGGTTGCTAAACGACGAGGCGCTTACCTCGTTGATCCTCGCCAAGCAGGAGGCGGAAGAACTATGCTCTTTAGAAGAGAATTTTGAGTGCAATCTAAAACTAGCTGAAAAACAATTAGAGCTAGAATACATGAAGATCGACAAAGAAAGTTGTGTCCAAAAACATGACGCTCTGATGGAAATCAAGAACAAAGAGATCGAGACACTAAATAAAATTGCAAATCCCAAAGTTGCATCATGGGTATTCCTTGGGGGTTTTATTGTTGGAACCGGCACATCTCTCGCAACGTATTATGCAATAAATCAAATCGCGGAGTAAGAATGATAGTAAGCACCCCCTATACAGAGGTGTATGTGAAAAAATCTTTTTTATCTGGGAATCCGAATTGCGGCAAGGATGAAACTATATTTGGAGTTTTGTATGCCATAAGGTTCGTAAGAGCTAGAGCTCCACTTTATATTGTTTACTTGCCATCTATGGGAGCACTATATGACAAAGTCGACCAGTGTGCTATATTCAATAAGCCAGAGACACCCGAGAAAGAAATAAGAATGAGCGATGTTGCGTGGTGGGATTCTTTGTCCGACTATTGGCAATTAACTCAAATTCAAGGTCTCCGAGGTATGGATGTTGAAATGTTCAACCGTAAGAACCATAAGTGGGAAGGCAACTACCTTTGGACTTGTGATCCACAAAGACCAAGAGACATGAATGATTACGGACAATCAGAGTGTTGGCACGAGCACAAAACAAAAACTTATTTTTTTGATGATGAAACCGGAGTTCTTTGTTGTGGACCGAACAACAAGATGAGATTCTTAGACAACTCTTTGTGTCCAAAAAATCTCGAGATTCCTTATTGGATGAAGGTTTACAAAGATTTAGATTCTCCACAAAGAATCACTCATGAAGATGATGGAGATAGATTAGGTGAAACAGATAGGTGGGACTATGAAAACTAAAGATCCAAATTATGCCGTAAAGGTTGAAAAAGCAATTGCCGATAAGTATGGAAAAGAAGCTGTGGCAAATCCCAAAGCAGAATGGGACGATGAAAAAGAAAAAGAGTATCTTGCTGAATTAAAAAGCAACTATCGTTATGGAAAAGGCGAAAGTGAAACAATTGACGTTGGCGGTGTTTTAATATCAAAAGAACTACTTAATAGAGAATCCGAGCGTTCATGCCCGACTTGCAGCACTTATTCTTTCAAATCTGTCGATGATTTATATATGACAAAATTTGATTGCTGTTTTAAGTGCTACATTCAGTGGGTGGAAGGTCGTGAAGAAAGATGGAAATCAGGTTGGAGACCAAATAAATGAGCAAAGAAACATTAGAAATTATTCAAGGGCTTTCTCAAGCTGCTGCCAATGCATATGATGGCGTACATATGGAAAACTATTCTCTTGATGGCCAAGCGAGAAAAGTCGGACTCAAAAGAGAAGAGGGCATTCCATTGCTTGACAAGCGTTGCATTGACGGATTTAAAGTCAAGTTTTATGGTGACTCGATGATCATCAATTATCAATCCGATGTCATGATGAGAGACCTCAAGGATGATAGATTTGAGAACGAGATCCTTCAAACAATCAATGAAGTAAAAAAGTTCTTGCAAAAAGAATACAAAGCTATTACTGGTAAGTCCGTGTCTTTGACTGCAAAAGGCGAGCCACAAATCATCGTGCAAACAACATCAAGAGTTCGCACATTTGTTCAAGCATATCAACACTATAAAGTTGGCGGATTACAAATGGATCAAATTGGCGCTCCTTCTGAGCCGAATGTTCGAGACATTACAAAAAAGTTTTTAGAGACCGCAAAAGCAAAGCGACCTCAAAATGAATTCATTAAATCAGGAGATAATAAAAAATGAAACTTACAAAAGAAACATTAAAAAGAATCATCAAAGAAGAACTTGATATCGTTATGAGAGAAGGTCTTGGTGATAGAGTCGGCGCTAGAATTGGCGGCGGAATTAGCGCTCTTACAGGTGGTGGGTATGAGTCAGGAAAGAAAAAGGACGCCGTGTTCCAAGCTGGTATGAAGGTTTTAGCTTTAGTGCAAGATCTGCAAGCAGATGTGGACGCACTTGGAATAGAAGATACTGGCACAATGATACCTGATTTGCTTGATATTGCCAAAGAATTGACCGGCGAAAAGGGTCAAAATGTTTCTGAAGGTCTTGGTGACAGAGCCGGCGCTAGAATTGGTGGTGCTGTTGGAGCATTGTATGGTGATGACTATGAAGGTTCAAAAAAGCAAGATTTCATAAATCAAGCTTTTAATAGAATTGGCAAACTGGGTTATGATTTGAAAAATGATGAAGAAAAATTGGGATTGCCTCCTGGAACACTGAAGTCTCAAGAAGTTTTGGCAGTCGCAGTAAAACTAAAAAAAGCATTCCCTATGAAATAATAGAAAAGCTAAATGAAACTCACCAAAAATGAAATCGTTAAAGAACTTGTAAGGTGCGGCAAAGATCCTCAATATTTCATCGACAATTATTGTAAGATCTCGCATCCTCTTAAAGGTCAAATTCCATTTAAGACGTTTGACTATCAAAGAGATCTGCTCAAGGACTTTAACGATTATCGTTTCAACGTTATTTTAAAAGCAAGGCAGCTCGGGATCTCGACAATCTCCGCTGCCTATGTTGCTTGGTTCATGTTGTTTCATCGAGAAAAGAACGTTCTCGTTATTGCAACGAAACTATCCACGGCAACAAACCTTGTAAAGAAGGTAAAGATGATATTTAAGAATCTTCCTTCTTTCATGTTGATCGCAAAGATCACAGTCGACAACAGACAATCATTTGAATTGTCAAACGGGTCTCAAGTAAAGGCGGCATCCACATCTGGAGATGCCGGTCGTTCGGAAGCATTATCGTTGCTCATTGTGGACGAGGCAGCGTTCGTTGAGGGCTTCGACGAGCTTTGGACGGGTCTTTACCCTACTTTGTCTACAGGAGGGCGCTGTATCGCTCTCAGCACCCCTAACGGCGTTGGAAATTGGTTCCACAAAACTTATAGTGATGCCGAGACAGAATCAAATGATTTTCATCCAATAAAGCTTATGTGGGACGTCCATCCCGATAGAGATCAAGCATGGTTCGACAAAGAGACCACGAACATGTCAAGGCGAGAAATCGCACAAGAGCTTGAGTGTTCGTTCAATGCTTCTGGGGAAACTGTTATAAACCCAGAAGATTTGCAAAGAATAATTCACGAAGTGAGAGATCCAATTTACAGGACAGGATATGACAGAAATTACTGGATATGGGAAAAATATGAAGAAGGCGTACCCTATCTTCTTGTGGCTGATGTTGCAAGGGGGGATGGTAGCGACTTTTCTTGCTTTCATGTCTTACGTATAGATACAATGACGGTAGTCGCAGAATACCAAGGTAAACCTGACCTTGACATGTATTCAAGCATTTTATTTTCAGCAGGCACAGAGTACGGGACTTGCTTGTTGGTTGTCGAGAACAATGGTATCGGAATTGCTGTTCTCGAGAAGCTTAAAGACATGGGCTACAAAAAAATATATTATTCTATCAAGTCAACTCATGAATATGTCGAGAGCTATTTGGCAGAACATGACGATAGAGCAGTTCTTGGTTTTACGACCTCAACAAAGACACGTCCGCTTATTGTTGCTAAACTAGAGGAGTACGTTAGAAACAAACTAATTAATATACATTCCAATCGTGTTTTTCATGAATTGAAAACATTTATTTGGCAAAATGGTAAACCTCAAGCTATGCGATCATATAATGATGATCTTGTAATGTCTTTGGCAATTGCTTGTTGGGTGCGGGATACTGCACTGACAGAAAGTGAAAAAGACATGGCATACAAGAAAGCTATGCTTGGGGGAGTATTCAAAAGCACTACGACGATGAATACGCAAATCAAAGGCCAAAAGTTTTACAATGAAACATTCGAACAAAAGCACGAGGAGGAAATCAAAAAAACAAAAGAATTTTTGTGGATATACAAAGGATAGAATATGGCCCGTAACGAAAGAAATCCGAACAATAATCAGAACGAATTGTTCAAAACACTGACTAGATTATTTTCTGGTCCTTTAACGCAACGAAGAACCCAATCAGGGCGCCAACTAAGAAGACGGCACCTTGACATATATGCAAAGCGTTTTAAGTCAGCTTCCGGTCAGCAGTTTAAGAAGACCGAATACAACCCAATGAACATCATGACGCTTAACATGATTTCGAACAGAAACCGAGCAGAGCGTTACGTTGACTTTGACCAAATGGAATTCACACCAGAGATTGCTTCGTCTCTTGACATTTACGCAGATGAGATGACAACTCATTCAGCATTGACTCCAATGCTTCACATCAAATGTCCAAACGACGAAATCAAATATATGCTTCATTCTTTATACTACGATATCATGAATGTTGAACATAATCTCTTCGGTTGGGCGAGAACGATGTGTAAATACGGAGATCTCTTTGTTTATCTCGACATCGACGAGAGCAAAGGAATTCAAAACTGCATCGGTCTTCCTCCACAAGAAGTTGAGCGTCTTGAAGGAGAAGACCCATCAAATCCCAACTACGTTCAGTTCCAATGGAATAATGCTGGTTTAACGCTCGAGAATTGGCAAATAGCGCACTTTAGAGTTCTAGGGCATGACAAGCATGCCCCGTATGGAACATCGGTTCTAGAGCCCTCCAGACGCATCTGGAGACAACTTACGCTTCTTGAAGATGCAATGATGGCTTATCGTATTACAAGGTCTCCAGAGCGACGTGTGTTTAAGATTGACGTTGGCGGGATTGCACCACAAGACGTTGAGCAATACATGCAAAAAGTTATGACACAAATGAAACGTCACCAAGTTGTAGACCCTACAACAGGACGCGTAGATTTGCGTTATAACCCACTTTCCATCGAAGAGGACTACTTTATCCCTATCAAGGGCGGACAAAGCTCTACAGACATTATCAACCTTCCTGGAGGGCAATTCACAGCGCAGATCGAAGACGT